CGCGTCAAAAGATGGAACGGACTTTTCCAAGGGTTGAAAATATTGTGTGATTCGAATGTGTGGTTGTTAAGAACCCAGAATGTTTATACCAGTGTTTCATCCGTATTTTACGGAATAAACTTTGGCATGCGTCGTTAGAGATGGCCGAACAGAAGGGCCTCGATGTAATACCAGAATTTCTGCGCGAAGTGTTCTATCCTGCTGCGCTCGGAACCTTTCGCGATACGATGCCTTCCGGCGAGCTTACTGTATTTTTACATACTGGGCCCGGTGCCGCGCAAAAGGAGATTACTCTCAAAAACATGTTCCCGTTTATGACCCTGCAGGATATCAAGGTCGCCCTCTTTGTAGAACTGAAAAAGGCGGACGAGGCCCTCCCTCCCTTTATCCATCTCTGTATTCACGGCTCGGAGCCTGGCAAAAAGTTCCTCGGTGGCAAAACGGCTCCCATAGATTACACGTGGAATATGCCGAGTATCGCCCCTGGAACAAGCTTCTATAATGCTCCCCCTTTTGATCTCGCAGCCGGATCCAAACCTCTCGACAGTCGCTTTGTAGATTCCAATGGCGAACGCAAACTCGTGAGCCTAGTAAATCGCGAGCGCATAACAATCGAGGACGCTTTTTTCAAACACGGTATCGCCAAAGGTATTCCTGAGTTTCATGCGTATTTATACCGCGATCTTCTGGCTGTGATTCCAGGCGCCAAACCACCCAGTGAGAAGGACTGGAATGGTCGCTTATACCCCCTATTTCCCTTTCTGGGCCCGACTGTACAAGCTACCCCGGAGCTGAAGGCGAAAGCGGAACGCCTTGCCGTTGCGTTCACACGCCGCCAGCAGTTTCTCATGCGCCTCGAATCACTCTTAGAAGAAAATGTTCCGCTGATTCCTTTGAGCCTCGCGGGCATCAAATTCCTCCGCTTGACATGGCCGAAAAAGAAGGGTATACCGGGTATCGAGGCACAGTTTTATGAAGCGTCCGTGAATGCGCGGCGACCCTTCATGCGTCTCATTCCTACGGAGGGTTCGGGTATCAGTAAGGTCTTTCTCGCGGATGGCAAGACACCAGATATCCAGGATCCAAAGATGCTTGTGAGTTGGTCACAAGAGCGGAATCCGACGCCCGAGCAGGACTATGCCTTCGCCAAGATCCTTATTCGCAAGGGACTCATGAACCTGCCCCCTATTTATGCGACCCTGCGCCTTTTCAACGATGGCTCGGCTGACTGTATTGTGGAACCACCGAAGGGTATGAAGAAGCTGGAGCCGCGGACGGATTTAACCTCTTTTGGCGAGAGCCTTATCGAGGGTCTGAAAGAGCTGCCCTATATCAATAGCCTCCCAGATATCGGAAACGCGGTGATGGTCCTCGGTATTCGTCTGAAAAAGGAGGATGCACAACTCACGCAGCGGGTTTTACGTGAACGCCTGCCCGTATTCACATCCTTCTTTCAAGAAATCGCGGCCCTCCCTGGTGAAAAGCCCCTTCTCATGTTGCGTTTCAAGCTGGTGAGTAACTTCGCAACGGAAGACCGTATTCAGACATTTTTAACGCAAGTGATCAATCGTAAAGTTCTACGCGGAGAGGGACTTGTAAGCAATCTTGTAGAGTTGGTGGCCGATGAGTTCCAAATGGACATGGTGGAGGCGCGGAAACAAGTTGCTACAAAGCTACAGGCGCAGAGCGATGTGGCTTTAGTTAATCCGGAGTCGAAGGACTATATGCTACAATACAATCCTGGTATTGACGTTGGAATATTTGCTCAACATCCCTTTTACACTTTCCACATACACAGAGTCGATTCTCTGGAAAACCTCCAGCGCGTTGTGACGGCCCTGTCGCTAATGATAAGCGCCGAGGTGGCCGATCTTCATGTTAGTGCCAAAGCCGTGCGTGAACTGCGCACGGCAGAGGGCTTAGCCGAGGTTGTCCCCGAAGCCCCTGCAGCTGAGGAAGCCAAAGAGGCAGAGGCAGAGGCAGAGCAATCCCCTGCTGCCGCCCCGCCCGAAGAAGCAGAAGACGTGGGTGGAGCCGAGGAAATGCCCGATTATTTGGACTTTTTTGCCTACGAACAACCCGAAGATGAAAACAAAGAAATGACTCTTGAAGAAGCCCATGCAGCGGAAGCTGTTGCCGCGCAGCAGGGAACACCCTACCCTGAACCCCCCGCTCCAGGAGAAAAACCCGCTGCGCCTCCTGCGGCTGCCGCCGCTCCTGTAGAGCAACTTAAAGAGCAACTCGCTAAGGGAGTTGCCGCACCCAAAGAGGATATGGCCGGTGTCAAACCTGTGGAGAAGGATAGCGACGATGAAGAAGGTCCCGCGGGCACCGAGGGCGGTATCGCGAACTTCTTCCTGAACAAGCTGAAAGAGGCAGACCCCCGCCTATTCGATTATACGAAGAAGCACCCCTCTTTAAAGCGTTATGTAAGTAAGTGCCAGCCGACACACGGGCGCCAACCGGCCGTCCTGAATGAAGCCCAGTTTCAACGAATGCGGGAGGAATACGCGGGCGATAATGTCTTTTTCCAGATATTTCCTCTTCAGGAAGGCGACCCTGAAAAGCCTCCTGGCGCAGTAGAGAAGGATTATTACACGGTACTTCGTTTCGGAACAGCCCCACAGAACCAGAACTATTATCTCTGCTGCCGTTATTTCTGTACGAAGGATGAAATCATGGTTCGTGAGGCCGATCTGGAATCCACCCAAATGCGTCGACCGAAAGGGGCGCCGAAACGCCCTGGTGAATGCCCCTTCTGTAAGGGAAAAGTCATCGGAAATCGGAGAGCGCCGAAACCTGGTGAGACGATCATGGAGCGCGAAATAAAACCAAAGACAGATAGCCGACATTTATTCATTAGTTTCTTGAAGACAACGCCGCACCCCGAGGGTTTCTATCTCCCTTGTTGTTTTCTCAAGGAGGAGCCTATTCAATTCAGAGACAAGGAGTTCGATAAAGTAAGAGAATGGGCCGCGCCTCCGAAACCTGTGGCCGTGAAGCCAGCCAGCCGTGAAGCTGCTGCGGCTCTACGTGAGGACGAAGAAGACGCCAAGGAACGGCGGGCGGCGGTGGGTCCTCGGCAGGAAGTGGGCATTCCGATAACGGATTACCAGGTGCTCCTCGCAGGAGTCACTACCAAGTATATTATCGGATCTGAGAAACTTCCTCTTGAGGTCGGTATGATAGATAAGGGTAAATACGCTGCCGCCCAAGTCGGTCTATTGCCTCCTGCGCTTGACCCCTATTTCAACCAAGATTCCACGGAACTGGTGAGTCGTACGTTCAATCCGCAGAAAATAAAGGATGGCGCTACAGGCTTTCTGCGTGTAGGCGTAGAGAATCGACACCGTTTCCAGGGTGACAGCTTCCTCGCGGCCATCGCCCCTTTTTATCTGAAAAATAACGCCGAGCAAATGAAGGACTTTCTGCTGAAAAAGATAACGCCCCGTGTATTCCTCGCCCTTAACTATGGGAACTTGGCCCTGGAGTTCTATGACCCCGCCAACTCCGTGGTGAAACGGCTGACGGACGCTGAGTTGTCCACATGGGCATCCGACGAACTGGAGGTCGATCTTCAAGAAGAGAATCAGGAAGCCCTACAGCGTGCGTATTTAAGCTATACCACATTTGAGGCCTGGATGAACTCAGATAACACAAAGAAAGAATACCGGCATTTTGCCCTGGCACTCTCCCAGTCGAATCTGATACGTGAGGGCATCGGGCCTGGAACAACATTTATTGTGCTCGATGTGCTGAAGAATGGTAAAATGGCTGTGCGGTGCCCTCCCTATGGATATAATGCCGAGCTAATGTCCGGTAATAATATCGCGTTCCTGATGCGGCACTGGTCAGGCATCTGGGAGCCGATTTTCTTCGTGGACAATCGGCCACCTGAGGAACGCGGTGTGGATATTTACACACTGAAGTTCCAGATGGCGGCGGCGGCGCAGTGGCCGCCTATTGTGCGCCAGCGCCTCCAAGAGTTCATGAATCAGTGCAGTTCTTCTGGGCGCGCAGTCTATACCAGTCAGAGCAAGATAAATCCTCTCGCGATGATCCCCTCAAGCGTGGCAAATCGCATTCTTCGAAAGGATACACATATCACCTTTGAAGCCGTGTTGCGTGACTCGTATAACCACTTAGCTGCTCTGTTGTTCAAGGATAAGGCACATCCTGGGGCAGGATATATCGCCTTACCGGTCGTAGATGACGGGGAGTTGATGGTGAGCAAGAATCTCATTATGGACTGGGACGATCCGGATTACAAACGCGCCCCCGTTGATATTGTGCTGCATTTCTATAAAACATTTGTCGAGAAGCGTTTCGCCCTGTATCCTGGATTTTCGCCGGTACGCCTTGTGAAGAGTAGGCGCAGTGGAGTGCTGGAAGCCGTTCAACTCCGCAATGGTCTCTATGTTCCTGTGGGGCCTCCTACCGAGGCAGCGGCAGAGGAGATGGAGAAGCTGCCTTCGGTGACAGTAGATGAAATGGAATGGTCAATAAATCACGAGATCTGTCTGGAGGAGAAGGCCACAGAAGTTCCAGGCGAACAATCGCGTATGAAGATGATCGAGTTCCAAGAAGTGTTTGAGCATCTGCGCTTAACGTTCTCGAACTGGTTGGCCACTTTAGAGGATGGCGGGGAGTTCAGAGAAACGCTGGAAGGAGTCATATTCGCGCGGAAGCTACCCCTCTTCGAAAAGCGGAAGCGCCTGGAGAGTCTTCTGGGGCGCGAAGTAGGGAAATGGATAACAACGGATTTTGCAGACGAGGACAAGAAAAAGCGGCAGGACGCATCCCTCCTTCGCGTGGACTGTCGTATTCGCGGTCAGGAGGCGTGTGCGGGACGGTGTGTATGGAAACAGGGGACCGAAGAGGGGCGTTGTATGCTCCATGTTCCGAAGGAGACGGAGTTAGGTGAAGGGGAGAAGAAGGTCTCGGCCCCGCGCGTCCTATTGCTGCGCTTAATAGAGGAGCTGCTGCGATATGGAGAGCGACGACGCCAGCTTTTAGAGCAGGATGTGAATCGTTTGGCTGTCCTGGAAAAGCCGGTGACAATCGACGGGAATCAGCGGATTTATCCGGAGAAATCAGCAGCGTGGTTCGAACTCCTACGCTTAGAATGGGCGACGAAGCTCGAGGAAGTGCCGAAGTTCAATGAAGAAATGTCGAAGGATGCGGCGGAGGAGCCTGCCCCCGCCGTTGCTGAACAGAAGGAGGAGACTGCGCTAACACCGAGTATGGAGCTCATTCTGAACGGGGGTCCGGAGCCGGATCCCAAGACGGGAGCCCTACGCCTATTCCGCGCGCCATTCGAAGCTCTCCTGGTTCCTCTTGGACTCACGCCTGCGCAACTCTCTATAAGGGCCGATACGACGGCTCTTACAGATGAAATGATTCGCGCGATTGTCACAGCCAAGGGAGTGCCGGTGATTCAGATCAACGCGAGTGTGGATCCACCGACAGTTATTGCGAAAAAGCCTACACGACCGGCGGCTACGGGTGTTCCTGTATTCCTTATAACTACCGAGGGGCCTGCGCTTCTCATGAAAAATCCCGCGAGCCCGGAGTTTTTGAAGCGGGATGAAATGCCAAGGGGGCTTTTACACGAGCTGGATAGGGCAAAGGGAGTATTAGGGCTCAAGAAGCCTGGGATGTAAATCAGTCCACAAACCCATACACACCGCTGCTACCCGTGGCTGCGGGAGCATCGTCGAACTTTACAATCTTGGCTCCACCTGCGCGCACAGCCTTGAGCCGTGCGGCCACCATGCCCTCCACCTCCTTATCGAGCCGCTTCAGCTGATAACGGACATAGTTATCATTGTCAGGGTGGAAGATCATAATATACATATCGCTGATTTTCAGACCGTAGAAGGTCTCTAAGAACCAGCGATATACGTTCAGCTGTAGCGTATAGTGCCAGTAGTTGCAGTCGTCTAAATGTGCGACCGGGCCGAAGCCCTTGCCGAAGCTATTCTCCGTCTTAATTTCCTTGCTGCGCTTCCAGTCGTAAATGACATAAGAGTTGTCGGATTTGCGATAGAAGACCATGTCGATGGAGCCGGCGAGTTTATGCTCCTCACTCCAGACCTCCCACTCACTCCTGTAGGGAACCAAGTCGCCGTCGGCCTCGCGCCAGAAGTTATTAAAGTAGCGCCACTCGGGTGTTTTCAGGACACCCGGTTCAATAAGCTCCGGATGACCGTGGAGAAACTGCTCAATAGCGAGGTGCATTGCCGTTCCAGCACCGGACGCTGTAGCGCCGTTATCATCCCACAGCTTCTTGATCTGCGCAGCCGTCATTCCAAAGTATTTGTTCTGGGGCCATTTCGGCGATGCCATCATCTTTCGAATAACGGCGGCGGCATCAAAGTGAGGGAAGAACTCGTGGAGGAACTTGGTGCACGAGACTACGCCTTTTGAGCTCCCCTTTACGGTATAGACGTGCGTAGGTTCATCAAACTGGATTTGATTATCACGTGGATGTTTATTCTTAAACGACAGCTCCTGCCAAGGCTGAGGCATTGTTATACTTGAACTGCCCTGAATATTGCGTTCAAATTTACCGCGCATATTTCTCTATAGAAAATAAATGTCTGCTGATCTCGCGTATATGATTGTTATCGACGATGGGGGTTCGGGACAGTATATAATCGCAGAGATGCCTGAGATCCCAAAGCTTGTCTATAAGACGTATTTGGAGGCAAAGAGGGCGCTGCTCGACGTGGTGGCAAAGTTCGACGGATTTATCCCTGTTGCGTATGGTTCCGCGTATCCGTATGAGCACACCACGTTCGAGAAGGAGATTACGAATAACGAGTTCGCATTGGTCGGCTGGATTGTTATCCCAGGAGAGGAAGAGGATGATGCTCCCTCGCGCGTCCCTGTTGGCTTGATGAAGCTGTCTTATTCTGCTTAAGATCACTCAGGATATCCGGCCAGTCGCATCATGATCTTGCCAATCTTATTATCACCCTCGATTGCGCCCGTTTTACTGTCCCGCTTTCCACCCAGGTTCGTAGTAGTTCCAGGGCTATAGAACAAGAGGTATTTACCCAGGTTCCGCGCTGTTTCAATGATTTTGCGAAAGCGCGCATCCTTTTCCCACCGCTGCTTGAGGGCTTCCTCGAGCACCTTGTCCTTCTCGGTGGCCCAGGTGGCCTCATCAACCACGGCCTTGTATTTCTTTAGAGATACTGCGCCGGCGGCGATTTTTACGGCGGACAACTCGGCCTTCAGAGTCTCGTGATCTTCTTCTTCGGGTAGTTGCTTTGTTCCACCGTTGGTCATTCCGAGGCGATCGCTCAGGAATCGCTGGTGAATGGAGCCTTCGCGGCTGAAGAGGCTGACTGCGAGTTCGGGCTTGTTCGTGGCCCGCTTTACACGCATACCTGCGATGTAGTGCTCCATACTGGGGTAGATATCATCGCCGTCATTGATAGGGAAGGGCGCACCAGGTGCTAGCCAGCGGGCGGCACCCTTATCGGGCGGCTTCATACCGAGCTGGTCTTTCGTAGCCGCGGCGTCCATGTAGAACTGGAAGATTTCACCAGATGTATAGCTTTTCGTGGGGGCGGCGGCGGGCCCGGGTGCGACGCCGACTGTGCGCGCTGGAGCAGGAGCCGCAGGAGCCGCTTCTGCCACATTCCCCTTATTATTACTCTGTATGGCACTCGCAGCCGCTGCCACCGCATTCGCGCGATTCTTCGCAGCTGCGCTGCGCCCAGCGGCTGCCCCAGATGTAGCCCCAGGTACAGCCGCAGGCACTGCCCCCTTTGCATTTGCCTCCGCAACCACAGCCGCCGCCATAGTCTCCTGCCGCTTCCGCTTGAAGATGAACCACCGATTCATAAACGAGAACTCCTTGACCGCATCATTCATTTTATAGGTTGTCCCCTTCTTCTTAGCCATCTCCCATGACACATTAAAGGTCGCCGATGAGTTCACCATACCCACCTCCTTCAGTTCTTCCGCAGTTAAGAGTTCACATCCTATCAAGCGCATCTTTTCCTCCAGCAGCTTGAAAGGGACCAAATATTCGCGATGGGGCATTCCGATAGAGATGAAGTTTACGTCTACTCCGAGACCTAACCCCGCATCGCCCTCGGGGATGTCCTCCGCCTCATAGTGCTTCGTGATTTCCCAGAGCTTTGTCGTTTTCTCCATGCCTGTGCGTGACTTGCCCATGGGCGTGTCGCGCAGAAGATCGAAGACCTTTTGACCATCAAAGCAGCAGCCAATAAAGTATCCGCCCACCTTCAGAGTCTGCGAGATATTTTCCAGAAATCCGTTGAGCTTCGCCGTGTTTTCAAAGAAGTAGTGGATGGCGAACATACAGCTGATACAGTCGGCACCCGTCTTGAGCTTGGACGCCCCCACCTCCTCTACAAAGGCGGGAACAGACCCCGTCGGCTTGATTTTTCCGAACACGGAGCGCAGAATGTCCTTCTCCTGATCATTCGTCCCTGCAGTTCCATCGACTAGGGCCTTTGTGGAGTCCGCGATAGCGAAGATCATCGGCGGAGTGCTGTCGAGGCCCCCACGCTCAATCGCCGTGCTCATATAACGGGTGTAGGCACTATCTTTCGAGTCCATGATATTCTTCGCGGCATAGTCGACGCCCAGAACGAAATCCACACCCGCGCGCAGCCAGTTATGAAGATCCCCCGCCACTCCACAGGCCGTGTCGAGGAGCTTTTTACTCTCACCGGACAGGCCGACGCGATACAGGATCTCCCCACGAATCCAGCGCCCATGGAAGCGCTTCATTCCCTCAACCAGCGCCTCGTCAATAACGGGGTCTTCACGATCAAAGTAGCGACGAGCGATTGTCTCGCGTGAACTGCCCTTCAGCGCCTCCAGCTCGGCCGCAGTGGGCTCCTCGGCCCCCGTACGAATCATGCTCTCCGTCACCGGGTCGTGAATACTGTTCCAGGCATCCTCGGCCACGCCTTCAGAGTTGAGAGTGCGACTGAGCGTCCCGCGCTGGAGACGCTCCGTCTTGTCCATGCGCACACGTAGCGGCCTCCACCGCCACCCAGGCGGCTGCGCAGGATCATAGGCCATTTCCACGATGGTCTTATCCTGAATCGGCTCCTCGCTGTGCTCCGTCATGATATATTCCTCCCCCGTATCGGGATCGCTGTGAATAGGGAGGCGGCAGATGGAGGCCATGGGGTCGGGGAACTCCTGTGGAGTAAAGATGACCGGTTTGTATTCCTTCTTTCCTTTGGCTCCATAGGGTGTGCGATCGCGACGAGGAAGCTCCTGTTTGTTCAGGATGATGTCGCGCGCGTTTTCCATGTTGGAACCCACATATAGACGCAGAGTCTTATAGTTGACGGTCTCGCCGCTGGGACCGGGCTTAATACCGGACACAACCTTATCCTGTGTCTTGGAGCCCGTCTGCTTTTCCGTTATAACGAGAAAGTCGATCGTGTTATCTTTGGACGGCTTCCATTTGAGCTGCTCCCAGAACGTGGAGGCAGGGCGATCAGGCAGGGGCGCCGCGTTCGGGGTAAAGATGAGGCCGTCCGTGTAATAGGGGCGCGCTGCCGTGAGAACACGTGCGGCGGCACGGAAGATGCTGTCATTCCCCGCCTTGCCGAAGTGGAACTCCTTCGCAGCCACGAGAAGTTTCGTGGACAAGTTGCCAGCCATGATCTTTGGACCACCATCCTTGTTCCAGTTTGTCGCCCACGCCTTCAGCTGGAAATGGCGACTATCCTCGGGGGGCGGAATCGGCGGAGGAGCTGCGCCATCTGCGACAGGAGCCACGGCACCCGACTCAAACGGAAAGCGGCTCACGTCGCGCTTATCCGTGGCGAATAGGATGTCGAACATCAGAAACTGCTGCATGGGCTTTGGCGGATCGTCCTTCGTCTGTGTTACCCACTCACCGTCTACCAGCGACAGGCGCAGAGCCGTATTGCGCAGCCCCGTGCGATATACGTTCATACCCATGTCGATCAAATAGAGATCGCCCTTCGAGTCTACGAAGCCCATACAACGCAGGCCGTCCGCCTTGTCCGTCACGTTATATCCCTCGCGAATATTGGGGGTCTTGGGGACCCGTTCGCTCACGAAGTTCTCCTTCCGCATCGTCCTCAGCGCCGGGCCGCGGAAGAGGTCGCTACCCGTCAACTCCTTGTAGGCCGCCAGCACCTTCCGCCGCACACTACTGCGAATCAGCACACTGTTCTTCTGAATCCCTCGAAGCACCTCACCCACTCCGCGCACGAGCCGCTTCATGGCCTCTTCGGGAGTGTCGTCGGCCTTGTGAACAAGCTCCACCTCAATCTCATACGTTGGTGGACTCATCATGACGTCCTGGTCCTTGAAGGACCTCTGCCATCTGAACTCACCGCTGCGGAGCTTCTGTGTGCTACGCACGATAGACATGTCAATACGAATGCCATCGGCGTCGAATGTCCAGCGCCGGATAATACGAAAGGCCTTGCGCTGCTGCGGCCACGCCCCCAGGATTTTCTTGATCTTCGCGTCGTCCTGTGCCATGTCAGTCTCACGACGGACCTTGATACGCACGTCGTAGTCGTCGAGGTCGACTTGGGAGTCAGCCGTCGCACGGTCCTTCACCATCACCGTATAGGGCTTGCCGGTCATCGTGTCATCGTTACAGTAGGCCTGAATGACGCCCAGGCTGTTCAGAGTAAAACGCACGTGCTCCGGGGTGATGACCGTGAGACGATCCTCTTGAGGGAGGGACGAGTAGCCTTTCGCCCGCAGCCGTTGAGCGACAGCGAGGAAGGTTACGGAGTCCACTTCCCCCTTGGCACCGAATGTGGTTTCCAGCTCGTATTCGGGGTGGACGATCCACTCTTCCACTTTTTTCCGGATGCTTTCAGCTTCTGCGGAAAAGAGTTCCATAGGGCCGAGTTCTAATAACTTGTATAGCTTTACCTTTGGGTGCTACGAGGCTCAAATTTACTTGACGGGGAAAAAGAAATAGACAGATATGCCAAATACAAGAGCTACGGACAAAAGAATAGCGATAACATACCGATTATCCTGCGGCGGAGGCGTCGGAGCATCTGCGAACACAGACGGGGGGAGAAGCGTTTTCGTCGGAGCATTTACCGCGTAATCATTCTTTTCGAGTCTCCGTGTTAAGAGTGTTGATTCCTGTAGATTATAGTTCGGCGCATCTACGCGCTTTCCTTCAAAACCCGCACTTTTCAGCAGAGCATTGAGATACGTATCGTTGGCCTGTTCGGAATCTATAACCTGCACAGGGTAGTCGCCGTATCCATCCTTTCGAGCTAAAATGGCAAGCGCGGCTATAACAAGCATCGCAACGCCATATAAATATTTTCTACGCAGGCCCATCCTATTCATGTTCCCTCTAAAATTGTGAGATACTCGTATATATCGTCATCATCGTTTATAAAAAAATTATCATTAATATCGCAAAGTGTATATGTATATTTAAAATATTTAATACCCAATGTATTACACAGAATTCGATAGTGTGTTCCAATAACAGTATGTGGTGAATTATTTCCAAGTTCAATAATAGTTGTATTCTTATTACACCACAGCGCGCATGTAAGTGCGCTACTATTGGTGCTTATGATTAGCTCGGCCGCATTAAACAGGCGTATTTTATTATCTAGCGTATAATCTTCCAGATATATAGTTTTTATATTGTAATCTTTTAGCCGTTTAATAAAATGATCTTCATTTAATATACATCTATTCATCGTATCCGAATATGTATTTTTGCTCTTAAAAGAATCTTTTCTCCCAATAAAAAACCGTTTCGGCCTTTCGATAGCATCAGGAGCTACACGTGTAAGGAAAAGTTCTCTTAAGAATGGAAATATTACATGGGGATTATCTGATACTCCGTCTTTTTCACATGTTTCTCCGAAAATTGGTATAGGCACTGAACCTTCGGGTAGGGATTTTATTAAAGTAAATTTATCACGAACTATAAAGAGGGCTTCGTCAATAGATTTAGATGTTGGACCATCTTTATTTTCTATATAAATATATGATTCTGGTAATAAATATAAGCCCCCTAAGTTAAGTACTATTAAGTGGTACAAAGATTTATCACCTCCCCTATATTGTAAATGATATATAGGTTTTTTATAATCCGCCATATAATCTATGGAATATAAAAAATCATATAAAAGTCACGCTAAAACTTAGCCAAGGCGGCAATCGCCTCGGCACGGCCTAGAGCAGCAGCCCAGTCGGCCTTCTTCGGCTTATCAAGGCGCGGCCCGAGTCCCGCATTCCGCTGGGACATTTTGCTCTTGATATCTTCCAGAGTTCCATCAGCCTCGGGCCAGTCGATTTTCCAACCCTCGCGCTCACGCTCACCGAGCCAAATGGCTAGACCACTTCCTACAGAGTTTTCACCAGGTTTATGGAGAACTGCGCGAGAACCCGCTGTTGCGCCCCACACGGGCAGCTCTTTGGACCAGGTGCGTGGATCCGCTGGAAAAAAACGAACCTTCTTATTAACCTCGTCGATAGACACTTTCTGATAGCCGAACAGCGCACATAGGCCCGCGTCAAGCTCATGAGTATCCATGGGCGGCGATACGGCGGATGTCTGCTGTGCAGCGACCTGCTCCAAGATCTTCTTACGATGCCATTTCACACCCCGCAGCTCGACCTCGACCCGCTCCGTGATTTTCAGAATGGTGTCGCGCAGAATCGTGCGGCGCACAGCGGGTGTGGCACCGCGGAACTCGGGATCTATCTTCCAGAGATAGAGGCTGACGGGGCCAGGTGGCTCTAAAGGAGTGGGGACCCAACCACCGGCCAAGGTCGCCGGCGCGTCAACACCCTCTTGAGTATCGGAGACTGCGGTAATCTCTATCGGACACACTTCGCGCTTCCGATGGGGATTTTGGTTTGCCCATGACTGGATATTTTTAAGAACGTCCATGCTACCTATATAAACAGGGTGTCAAGGCTTTAGACTTCAATCCCGTCCTAGAACAAGGGCCTCTTGCGCCTTGCGCTCCTCCTCTTCACGAGCTGCAATCTCATCACGAGTCTTGCGACAGAACTCCATGAACTTCAGCATTTCTTCAAATACTTCCGCCGGAAGAGAACATAGGTCAAAAAAAACCCCATTGCTATTTTCGCTGTATTCGGCCTTCGACTTTTTAAGAATACGGTAGAGTTCCTCCAGCTCTGATTTATCGAGCCCGCGAATCTCATCTAAAAACTTTTTGCGTTCATCATACTCTTCCGTTGTTAATATGGCAGCAGTGGCACTCATTCTAATCTTATTTTTCAGGCAGCTTGCTCCAACTCTTCCGCGAGTTCGCCGCCGACGTCCTCCTCCTCCTCACCGCCCTCCTCGCCACCCTCGGCCTCCTCCTCGCCATCCTCGGCCTCCTCAAACACCGGCTCCTTAAGCTCCTTGATCGGCTCCACGGCGTTGCCCTTACCCTTCCCCTTCGATGCCCGGAATGTTCCCACACTCAAGATATACGGATCATTCACCTGGAATCGCGACTTTTTCACTTCCACCTCTACCTTCTCGCCGATCTCCACCAGCTCGAATGCCTCATCACCAACGTGTAAGTCGCGCGGAATGATAACACGGATCGCATCTTGATAGGAAACATATATCCCCATCTTATTCTTGCGAATGACCTCCCCCTCGATAATAATACCATCGGGTGGATTCAATACATTCCCCTCCGCCTGCACGTGAAAGATGATACTCCCTGTAAAGCGCCCTTTCTCCAGAGAACCCATCGAGCGTGAAAGGACCTTCATAGTATCTGGAATAACAAACCCATGCCGAGAACATCTCCCCTCCAGGCGTGCCTTCAGCTTATCGCGGACCAGATCCTCAATGGAGTCTATCTTGTTCCGCATATCCCTGGGAGTAATGGTCACTTGTTCTTCAAATACGGCGGTGTGTTCCATTCTGTATAGTCCCTATACTGTTAGGACATCCTCAATTTTAGGCGGGCAATCAACTCGCCTTATGCTTCGTTTTCAGAGATGCGATGGGGCGATAGAAAAACCGCCGTCCATCTCCCCCCTTAGCACGCTCCATTATATCCAACCAGCGCAGTACTATGTTCTTAAGAGCACACGCGCGAATGGCATTCTCGAATGACCTCGTTTTGAAAACCTTATCCTTCTTCTTTCCAACATATGCATACGGCCCTTCGCGGAGCGCAGCCGCCGCCGGTGCTTTGCCTTCCAACTTCGCCTTCTTCTTCTGTTCTCTTTCATCCAGGTATTCTTCCGTCAATATGAACTTCGGATATCCTCTTGCCTCCATCGTCGCAGCTATATCCTTCAGCATCCGAACATGAAATGCGATTGTGCTCACAATAGAACACTCGCTACCCTTTTCGGGATTTGTGCCAGGTTGAACAGGTCGCTCATTTGTCTTAAATACGAGACGCCCTTCCTTCTTCTTCGGAACCATGAATCCGTATATCGGCCCCGCAGTAGTATTATCCGCCTTTAGAGTGTTCAGTGGATCATCCGGATTCGCATCAAAAATACGGGACAGAGCCTCGTCGCATGGCTTGCTGCCGCATATGTATTTAATTGCCCCTGTATTTACATCTATAGTACGCAGAGCCTCACGGTCCCCCCGCCTTGTGATCTGTTCTCCAGCTGTCGCAATAGCCTTATCGTCCTTATTAAGAAGTAGTTCTATTTGTTCGTTTTGCCGAAGGCTCTCATCCCAGACCATTCCAAGAAGAGCCTCTGCCAGAGCAGCACAGTAGGTATTTTTTTGTTCCTTTGTATACATCGGCTCTTTGGCACCTTCCACCGATTTTGTAGCCGTCTGAATATGTTCATATAGCCAACTCACCATGATAAGCTGGTCATTTTCACGCGACTGAGAATCTGCGACGAATCTCTCAGAAATCGCCTTTTGAACAGCAAGAGGCATGTCCTTGAGATCAGAGGGCGGGATATCTTTCAAATCCTTTTTGCTATCGATGGTCGTTGCCCAACCCTTTATAGCGGTCCAATATGCTGCGAGAGTTCCTTCCGCTGCCTCCGCAGGAGCAGCAGGTGCTTCAGCGGCAGCAGCGGGGACTCCAGCAGCTCCAGGAAGAGGCGCCGCCTTGATTGTCGTGGGATCATAAAAATCGCGTTTGACCGGAACTTCTGCCACACGTAGTGCTAATGGAATACGCACATCAGATAAGTAATCGGGTTGGAACATATAGTATCCATTCCGATATACGATGTAGCCCTCGCGCTTCCCAACTTTTAAACGGAATGACTGATTACCCACAATCTCAGAGAGAAGTCCCGAAATCGCCCGCGCAGGAACGGCTGACATCATCTCCAGAATCTCTTCCAGCTGAAAAACAGGTTGTTCGCGATCCTGGAATAATCTCCGAATGGCAGTCTTGAGTTCAGATTCCCTCCAACGCACAGCGAAATCGTCATACGTTGTTATGTCCAAATCATCCATATTAATATCGACCTGCTTTGCGCACTGGTAATCGCATGTTTCGATCCAATCACACACGTTCGTAAAAGGGGTGTCGTTGATATTCACTTCTTCGCGCACACCACCCTGGGAATCCACATGGCGTTGTGCGCCGAGGCCCGTAACGATGATCGCATCGCGGTTCAAGTTACAATCCAGCGCATACCTTTTGAGCACACGAGTAACTTTCCCGACCTGCATCGCTTTCGACATCGCATTGCGATACATATAGAGATCCGCAGTCTCCGTATCTTCATCCGTGAATGTATTGACCAGTAAATGAATGGTACAGTTTCTTTGCTCTTGAGGCAGTAAGGCATGCGAGCATGTACGAATACCACGACCCAGGACTTGCTCCATCTTATTCAAGTGAAACCAGCTGTCGAACACGTAAATCTCGCGGACAAATCGGAAGTCAATGCCTTCAGAGGCCACCTGAGAACCGATAATGATTTTCACTTCGCGCCCGTCCATATTTGTCCTTACACGTGAGGCCTGGATCGCAGCGGCATTATTGGGAGATATATTGGCGCGACCCGTTATGAGAATATACTTGGCGGCAACAAACTTATGTCCTGCCCCCCCATGTGTCTTTTCACGCCTTGAACAGAGAGCACATTGCCGCCCCTGGCCATCCTGAACTCCGTCACTCAAAAGAGGGCGGCGATCTCCCCACTGTGTATATCCATTTGCCTCGAGAGCTAAGGCCAGCGGAAGTGCCCCAGATTTAATGAAGCGGCTATAGATAAATATAATACCTTTCGCCCCCGCAGCTCGCTCCAAAGTGAGTTTCGCCTTTGGAGATGCGGTGGCCAGCCCCTCTTTTTGAAGCCACGTAGGAGGCCCGCCACGCGATTTAAAATGGGAGGGACCGCCGGCGCCGGTATCCTCGAAACAGGCATCGAAGCCCGCATCACGAATCTGAACTCCGCCCTCCGAAGGAAAAAGCCAGTTTCCAGATTGGACCATTTCGTCGATACTTCCCACGCCGAGCCCCCCTGCCTCAATGGCCTCCTGCGAAATCCGCTTGTATTCTTCCATCGACCCCCCCTCGAACGCAACGGGAACAAACGGTAGGCGCTTCATTCTATCGCGCTGCTCGGGTGGGATGGGCTTCGCATCAGGACTATTCGGCGGCCATTCAGGGAGTGGCGGTGTTCCTTGCGGCGGTAGGCGCACAGGAAACGAGAGCGGATTCTCGCCGCGCATAAAGCTGACGTACGCATTCGCCGCTGCGCCGAGCAGCTCCTCACCGCCCTTTTGCCCCTCCTTGCCCTTCTTGAATGCGCCCGTCATAGGGACAAATATGTCGCGCTCGGAGAGGGTCACTTTCTTGTCATTCATTAACAGGAGATTCAGAAGGAAAATGATTTCCTTGTAGGAGTTATACATCGGCGTACCAGACATTAGCACCAGCTTCATTCCATGTGAGGCGTTCAACACCTTCATTAGACTCGGCGTCAATCTCTTTCCAGCCTGCGACTCCGTGAGTTCCATATCACCCCCAGGATTATCCGTATCGTCCTCCACCGACTCCGCAGGGTTATCACGCAGATTGTGCGCCTCGTCTATTACAACAAGGCGCCCGCTGAACTCCCTCCGCAAAATACGATCCCGCTGCTCGGCCGCTGCCTCCTCATCGAGCCCTTTCGGAACGCGCTTAACGAGGTCATCAATCATTCTGTGAAACTGGACGTAGCCCATGAACAAATAGCGGGAGTTTATCGACTGCGTAATACGGCGCGAGATAGTCCCCCTGTCGCGCTCGAACTCTGAACCCGTTCTTTTTAAATACATATTCCCCGTACATCCTTTGGCCATATTGGGCGATGATTCTTCTTCGGGTATGATAAGAGCTTCGTCATCAAAAATGGTCCGGCGAAATCCGGGCTGGATATTTCTCGGTGCCACAATAATCACTTGCCGCCTGGGAAAGGAGCGCAGGTAGTTTTCCGCAACCGTTATGGCTGCACATGTCTTACCCACCCCCACACCGTGATATAGAAGAGCCGATTGATAAGGACACTGCGGAGACAAATATCTCCCTATGAAGCGCTGGACGGGTGTTAGCTCAAACTCGCTATCGGGATCACACGGATTAACACCCTGCCGCGCCTGTTCCGCTATACTTTCTTGTTTATTTTCGGCAAACTCCTGTTTGCGCATCAGCTTTTCCGTAAAACGCGGATCTTCCGTATCAGGATAAAGGCCTGCCGCCTCCTCCCATTCGTCCATTTCTTCCATTATACGGGGATACAAGCCTCTCTCACCAAGCTTCGCGAGCAGAGCATCGCGCCTATCAAACGGTATATTTCCATTATTCCATTCCACCAATAAATCTTCTCCATGTGATTCGGCAGACATCTAACCTATGATGATTTTTTCGCGTCTGAACTAAAAAGCGCAAGCGGACAGTATGTCTGTAGGAGCTTATTAGCCCGGAGCAGCACCTCCCGCTTTTCTGTATTGGCGGGGCGGATGATGGAGACTGCCTTCTCATATGGCAGCCATTGAATACGACCGACTTCTCTTTTTATAAAGCTGTTGACTATCGCGGCCGTTTCTAAGCCTTCCTCCCCGATCCCAGGCGGCGCATATGCCATGTAGTATTTATGGCAGTATTTGACATTGTTAGTTCCATAGAAAGTCTCTGTAAGCGGCTCCATATTCCTAATAGGAACAATATCCCTTTCCAGTATGTTCGTTTCTTCCCACATTTCTCGCATGGCACATGCATATTCTGATTCTCCCAACTCACGACGCCCTTTGGGAAACCCCCATTCAGGCGTATCCCACGGAGAACCAGATTCATCGATGAGTTCTGCTAAACTGGGGCGTAAGGCCTCCAACTTTTGCCTCGCCTGCTCTTTTTCATTCTTATATGCGTGGGTCCCCTCTTTAGGAGGACCCCATAGTTCTTCCCAGAGTTCATCGAACGGTTTCGTTAGAAGTTTTTCCCGTTCTTCCCCGGTCATACCTGCCAAATGCTGTTTAATATAGTCTTTTTCTAAAATACGGTATTTCCCACGCATGATTTCAACGAACCCTATACTATCCCGCCGCTGAATCATAAGATATTCGATATTGGATTTAACAGCTTCGAGGCCAGTAGTTGCACCTTGAAGTAATGCTTCTGTCTGATTCCACGAGGTGTTCACGCGAAATACTATTACACCATAACTGGTTATAGGTTGTGGACACTGCTTTGACTGATGCCCATGCGCAGAACAGTTAGTACATATGATTGTTGTTGGTGAAAATATTTTATATTGTTTCATGGCCCTAACCCTACTTATGAGGGATTAGAAGTGCGCGTTTAGGCGCACTTCTAACATTGACTAGTATAATCAGAAAGATGCGTTTCCCTCCATCTGTATGGGGGCCAATGTTCTGGCATACAATACACGTAGCTGCCCTCTCTTATCCCAGCAACCCGACATACGCGCAAAAGAAGGCTGCGAAGGAGTTCTACGAGAGTATGACCGAGCTTGTTCCGTGCCCCGTATGTCGAGAACACTATAAAGTTCATCTACAAAAGTTACCCTTAACGCCGCATCTGGATCGACGTGAAGACCTATTTCGCTGGACGGTGGAACTTCACAATGAAGTAAATGTGATGTTGGGAAAGCCTAAGGTCACAGAGATGGAGTCGATTAACTTCTACCGGCGGATTGGGGCTCGCGATCGTAGCCCCTTCATTACGGAAGTTGATCTCGAGGAGATAGATGCGCGTTCTATGTTGAAGGGGGCTATCATCGGCGCCACAGTTGTAGCTGTGGCAGGGGGGCTCCTTTGGTGGACTACAAGAGGTGAGAAGGCATAGATTTTATACTGCTGTAATAGGATGCTAGCCTTTACAGGTGGTAAAAGGGGCGTTAGTCGCAAGGCTAGACACCCAACGGACGGAGAAAAACCGAAATACAAGCCCGAGATATATGAGGGTTTACAGATTGCGCCTGGACCGGCGAAACCTGCGAAGTTGAAAGTGCGCATGATTGTGCTGGATCCGAAAATGACAAACGATCAAGTTAAGGCACGTGAGGGGACATATTTTACGGATAAGGAGGTAGACGAGATTCTGGACGAGGACGCGGATGTGTATGGCAAAGACCCTGAGACGGGCGCGAAAAAGTTGCTCGCTCGCTTCCGTAAACACGTTCTGCCGAATGATCTTGTAAAAACGGGCTGGGAGGCATATTATCAGACCGCGGCGGCTTCGCGCAATCGCGGGGCGGCGGCGGGTCCTATCCAGGCCGATTCCAACTATTGGAAAAAGCGCAAGCCGGTGGAGATCAATAAGTGGTCAGCGCGCTATGAGCAGGACGGGAAGCTGTCAAAGATGCGTGTGAATAATAACGTCTTCAGCTCGGTCCTCGGCTATTTTGAACAAACACCCTTCATGGGCCTCCCGTGTCGTCTGACATCCTATACGCAGAAGTATTTCCATCAGTATAAACACGGAATCCCTTTCATTCAGGCCATCGACGCCACATTCAAACGCCTGATTCCGGATAAGCATGCGAAACAGCTGGCTGCGACAAAGCAGCAGCCCACCTATCAAGTTGCCGACACGGCATTTTCCTCCATAACAATCAATCGCAACTTCCGCACGGCGCTACACATGGATGACGGCGATTTCCGCGAAGGGTTCGGTAATCTCTCTGTTATTGAACGTGGTCAGTATTCTGGGGGGGCGACCATTTTCCCTCGCTACGGCATCGGCTTCAATGTTCGTACGGGTGACTTCCTCGCGATGGACGTTCATGAGTGGCACTGTAATACGGAGATGTATGAGTCCGACGCAGACAAGAAAATCAACAAGGCCCTACCGAAGATTCACCACGATTCCGTAGAGACGGGGACGATGGGCGGAGAGAAGCCTTTTACGCGCATTTCGTTCGTGTGTTATCTCCGAGAAAAACTGCGGGGATGCAAGCCGAAGGAGACAAAGGCCTATTACAACCGCATCAAGTTTGATGAAGAGCACGGTGATATGAAGAAAAAGGCGACGACGCGCAAGGCTAAAATTTGATAACGATTGGTTTATGGGTCATAAACTACATCGTCGCCATGACCACTCCTATTGAGCTCAATAAGACATACACGTTCGCCATCGAAAACTTCTCATTTGATGTGCTCACGCGAGAAGAGCTAATAAAGAGATACAAGGATGGGAGGCCGTTTTCCCATTTTATCGAGCCCTGGCTAACTACAAAGTTTCCGCTAAAACATATTGAGGGTTGTAAAAGTTATGATCATGTAGACAATGACCAGCTCAAATATGATGAAAAAACATTTACGGCGCTGGGTTGTAAGTTGCCACCTTCTGGTATGATCGGTGGAAGCAGACGTATTGATACCGATGTCTTTCACGGGAAGGCCAAAGAACTTATATACATTATTGTCAGCAATGTTAACTTTCCAGAGATAAAGGTCCGATTTGCCAAAGGCACGGAGCTTATTACGAGGTATCCGAAGGGAACTATTCCTTTTGGACATCACGATTCGTTCTTCGCCTAAGGTAGCAATATGGCAGAGCCGTATCCAGGATTCTCTACAGGTGCCCCGCCTCCTCCAGGGTGGAGTCCGGGTCAAGCACTACCAGCAGCACCGGTAGCTAGGGGGCTACTTCCAGGCCTTCCAGCTAGTTATTCATCATCCTTTATGGGTATGAACTTATTTTATCCTAGCTGGGCTCCTTCATACAAAACAAGAGGTGGTATAATTTCAATGTTATTTTACGGTTCCCTTTATATATTTGTCTTGTTTTTGATTCTTATGGTTATACATTTCACGGCATATCCTATATTCTCTTTTTCGCCAGATGATAACGGATTTATCTATATTCCTACAGTCTCCGACCAACAAACCGCATACGTCAAGACCCCCGCTATATCAGATCTAAGTGCCAACTTTTTGAATGTTCCCGCATGTACTTATACTATTAGCACGGATATATACTTGAGCGGGGATTTTCAAGCATCATCTGTTCCCCGCGTGATTCTTTATAGGTCGGCTTCAGGGAAAGTGTCTCCGCCTTCTACGGATACGAAGAACAATCTCCTAACCCGGTTTCCAGATACAAACTTATTAGTCTGGCTAGATTCCATAAAAAATGACCTATACGTGAGCATAGTAACAACGAGTGATGGGACAGCCGCTACGAGCCTCTTAGAGACAACACCTGCTGTAGAAAACGTTCCTATAAGAAAGGTATTCCGCCTTTCTGTCGTGTTCACTCAACAGTTTGTAGAAGTCTATATCAATGGGAACTTAGAAAAATCAATGGCTGTTAAAAAACCTCCTAAAACTGTTGCAGATAGATCGTCCTTTTTCCCTGTAATATCAAGTATAGGGCCAAATGTTGTCATTTCTAATCTCGCATTTTGGCCGAGGGCGTTATCGGCACGTGAAGTTCGCGCATATGGGAAGCCTCTAACAAATGAAACATTTTACTCCAGGCCCGCTAGATAATCGAAGGTGATTTTGTGAACTAAGATAAACATCTAAAAGTTAAGCACAAAGTGCTTAACTTTTAGTTTTAATGGTACATAAGTAGAAATGGACATACAGTCCTGGGTAGCTGCAAATATGGGCATAGAAGCACGGACGGTGTTGATCATTAGTATTATATTTGTTATTATTTTAATATTTTATTACAGCCCCGCCTATACTCCGAAGCTTCTCGTAAGCGCAGAGGGGCCCTTTGCATTGACATCGAATAACTCGATTGTTTCAGAACAAAAAACCCTGCCATATTATTCAGAGTCGAATGGCAGTTTTTCTGCGTTTATATATCTGAGCCCAATGAATCGCACCGGCGCCTATGCTGCGTGCGGGACAAATCCAAATCAAGCATCTTGTAGCGATGGAACATTCGCCCCGTGCCCGTGTGATGCGTCTACAAATGATTGCTCGGTATGCCAGCATGTAGGCTATAATAGTGTATTCAGTATATCAGGGATTGTTGGCCTGGAAGTATTAAATGCCCCGGACGCAAGTCGTCAAGGAAAGGCTATGGCCCAGCTTACGATTAAATCAGAGGGCCAATCGTTGTCGAGCGGCTCAACTAACTCGCAGAAATACATTGAAACTCTTATGCTACCACCCATACCACTACAAAAATGGGTTATGGTTTCTATTGCGCGTGAAGGTCGCCGATTTGACGTGTATTATAATGACGGTATGGTTCTCTCGCAGAAAACTATGTTTATGCCTATATCAAATACGTCTAAATCTAATATGAGTGGGGTTACTTCCGGTTCTACAGGACTGGTGGGCCAGTTAGCTATGGCGAACATATATAACTATCGTCTGAGCAGCCAAGATGTAGCTGCAAAATATAAAGAGTTTGCCGACACACGCGGGCGCCCCTATGTAAACTCCGCCGCGAATCCTACTTCAGTATCTGACGCTGCAGGCTTGAATCCCAGGTTTTTGTCTGGGATATCGCTCTCTTCTTTTATACCCTCTTTCAACCTATGCCCCCCTGGTGGGTGTCTAGCTCCCCCAACTGTTCGCCCCGCATCGCCATTATATGATTGGTCTTCTTCCTATGCTTAAATTTGGCAGGCATCGTTAGAATGGAAGGCTATAACGGAAGAAATCAGTCGCCTTCAAACTCGACGTCAGCACCGTCCCCGTTTGGATTAGGCACCATAATATTGTTGGTTTTAGGAATGGTCGCAATATATTATTTGTATCGGTTTTTATACACATCGGCTGATAATAATACGATTGTTTTATCGGGTGGTAAACGCTCGGCAGATAGTTCGCCTGAGAAACTCCCGACTATCCCGACTCCATATGAGGGCGGTGAGTATTCGTTCAATACGTGGATTTATATAAGTAGTTTTAACAAAAATAGAAATGCGCGGAAACATATTTTTGAGCTGCGGGGTAGATATTTTTCCACGCTTGTGGTGGCTCTTGGCGCATTTAACAACACATTAGTGGTTCGGACACATACAAAGGATGCCGGCGCGGAAGGGTTTCAAGCAATGGGAGTCACCATCCCTAAGCTTCCCCTACTTTCTGATACAAAAGAGGGTTTCCAATCTACTGCCGGTTCTGGTTCTGGACCAACCACTATGACTACCGCTACCGCTACCACGACAAGCACTCCCAAATCCTCGGAAAAGCCTGGAGATCTATCGGCAGAAATTATTAAGTCGTTTTTTAAGCCGTTCGCGGTGGATGACTCCTTGCTCGTTGAGGGGTTTACGACGCCCGCTGTATGTGATCTTCCCGAGGTCGATATGCAGCGTTGGACAATGATTAGCGTAGTGTTGACTGGGCGCACAATCGATGTATATCTTGACGGCAAACTCAGTCGTTCTTGTATGTCCTCGTCGTATTATAAGGTGGATCCTACGGGGGTAACACCCGTGCTAACGGATCATGGTGGGTTTGATGGTTATATGGGCAGGACTGAAGTAGCAAACTATGCTATGAACCCCGATGAGATTTATCGTACGTATCTATCGGGGCCCGACGGACCGCCTAGCCTCGATATCATTGGGTGGATCGGCTCTCTGTTCAAAGGATCTACTTAACGTGTTGTGTAGTAATACAGGCTAGTTTAAGAACCCCCAATGAGGGTTCTTAAACTAGGAACATGACGTTGGAGTATTTTGGCATATCACGTTAGAGAGAGAATGTCAGAAGTAGGCCCTCAAATATCACTAACACCTTCAGGGGCGTCCGGCCAAATTGTGAGCGGGCTTTTAGCCACTGTAACAATTTTTATAGTATTATTCACAGTTGAGCTTTTATATGTCACTACAACTGATGCGCGAAATCGTTTCCAAACTTTGCTAGACTATACTGCTGGCGCAGAGGATATGAGCCTCATAATACATCAAGATGCATCTAAATACAATGACGCGAAGCCGATTGGCCTTTCTATGAATGAGCGCACTGGTATTGAGTTTGGATATTCATTTTATATATTTATTAATCCGGCAACATTTACAGGCTCAACCTCTTTTAAACACGTATTTCACAAGGGTTATGCGAGCCCCTGGCCTCTCATGGCCCCTGGTGTTTTCCTACACGGTGATGTGAATACCATGAGGGTTGTCATGAATACCTATAAGAATCCATACACATATGCCGATGTGAAGAATATTCCCGTTCAAAAGTGGTGTCACGTGGTATTGAACAGCTACAAGAGTGGCCTCGATATTTTTGTAAATGGAAATCTGGCAAACCGTATTAACTTTAAGGATACCCTGCCCTATCAAAACTTCCAAGATGTTATCATTTTTTCGAATACCAATAATAACACACTGCGTGGATCTGTGATTCCTTCATTAAATGGTGAGGATTTTATACTTGAAGGATCGTTCAAGGGTTATTTATCGAATATGGTGTATGCCCGGTATGCTCTCTCTATGACTGAGATCCAGAGGCTAATGGAGGCCGGCCCGTCGTCGAAGCTAAGACAGAAGAATATGGATAAACCTCCGTATTTGGGGGATGATTGGTGGGCACACAGCGCTTGAAGGACCGCCATGACAAGACGGCCTGTATTTCGCGTTGCTTCATAGCGGCCGCCACAAGACGGCCTAAGTATATTCTCTTCTATCCCAGTAAGGATTCAGAAGAGACTATGGCGGGTGGAGGTCTATATGCTCTTGTTGCGTATGGAACACAAAATGTTCTACTGAGCGGCAACCCTCAAATGACATATTTTTATAAGGCTTTCAAGCGTTATTCGCATTTTGCGATGGAGAGTATTACGATCCCTCTAGAGGGGCCGAATGAGCTTTCATACGACCAGCCCATACAACTCCGGGCAAAAATACCCCGCTACGGTGATCTGTTATCCGACCTCGTGTTCACTTTCACTATTCCGGATATTTATAGCAAATATCTACCACCTCAACCCCCCCCTCCTACCGGCAACGGTCGCACTAGTCAGTGGGAGTTCCAATGGGTCCGGTATTTAGGGGCGGCAGTTATCCAGAATGCAGCATTCTTTGTAGGTGGACAGAAAATCCAGGAGTTCGACGGATCTTATCTTCTAAGCCGCGCTCTCCTTGATGTTGACCAAGATGCTTTCGTGAAATGGAAACACCTCGTGGGTGACACTTCTGAGCTTACAGATCCCGCATTGGGTTCATATGCCGGTGGCAGATCTAATACAGGGTATCCCTCGGTAATAACGAATCCTGCTACGACAACTCAGCTAAACCGCCCCTCCATTTTCGGTCGCGATATTCACGTCCCCCTCTCTTTCTGGTTTACAGAGGCCCCTTCACAGGCCCTACCCCTCATAGGCCTTCAGTATCACGAATGTGAGGTCCAGCTTACGCTTAACCCTATTGCTAGCCTTTATACTGTCCAGGATATATCTGGTTACCGCGTGAGTCCCAACTATAAGATGAGCTCCACCGCCGCCCAGCTGGCATCAAATACACCGAACTATGCCGCATCGAGTGATACAAATATGCAAATCCGTTATTTCCTTACGGATATTGGCGTAACCCCGCCCGCCCTGAATACATGGTTTTTTAACCCTGTTATCCAAGGGACATTCATATACCTTCCAACAGAGGAGCAGCAGATTTTTGCCACGAGGCCTTTGAGCTATATGATTCCACAAGTTACATCCTATCCCTTTCCAGGTCAATATACACGCCAAGTCCTGGATATACAGGCGCACAATCCGCTTACACGTCTTATTTTCATTCAACGTCGATCGGATGCCGTGTGTCGTAATGATTTCGCTAACTTTACGAACTGGTTCACATACCCATACGCCCCCTTTTCACCCACGCCGAATATCATATCCGCGCTACAACAAGGATCGACGTCTGGACTTCTTATACCGAACTCGCAACAAGATATGATTCGCTCAATACGCGTTCTCTGTGATGGTAACGAAATCCAGGAGAAGAAAAATGCCGACTACTATGTGTGGCTCTCGACATATCGGTATACACGCGGTATAGGGCAGGACGGACTGCCTATTTATTCTTTTCAGCTTGCGCAGAGTCCAACGCAGGCATCTGGCTCTATCAATGCGAGTCGCATTAGAAACTTCCAAATAGATTTGGATGTATATCCTCTTCCAACTGCAACAACGTATACATACGATGTTACCGTCTACGTGGAAAATCTCAACTGGTTTGAGGTGGTTTCGGGTATGGGCGGCCTTAAATATGCCCTGTGAGGGGCGCCCTATTTCTTATCACCCTTTTTGCGTGTTTCACCCCTTTTATCGCGCAAACGGATCTCAGGATAGCCACTCTTTTTTGTTAGATTCAGCGAACAGAGTTGGGGAAACATCGCCACGAGCTTCTTGGCGCCGGCGGCGACAGTCTCCATTGTGCGGAACTCCTGGTTACCACCCTTCTCCGTATAATACGCAGTTTTGGGGGCTACATTACGCAGACGAACAACCGCCCCGTCGCGTAGATAGAAGCGTATGCTTCTCTCGTAATCTTCTTTGTCCATTTCGAGTTCGAGCTTCACTCCTTTGGGACCCTTGGTCCCGGGATTGAAACATCCATTGAAAGTTCCGATTACAAATCTCAAATCGGTAGTGTGTTCGTTTTTCATGAAATAACCATTTGCCGCAGGATATATGCCCCAGAGTGAGCAGTTCGCCTTCTTACACGCATCGAATCCACGCTGTATAACAGCCTTCAAGTTTTTCAGCTTTGTCTCATTGCGCTTCGCGGAAGGGCTCCATTCTATGAACCCCGATACATCATCATCCATCTCTACTAGCGGCTTTCCTACAGGAAAATAGTCCGATATGAAGTTTCTCTGGGGGCCGATTTTAGGGACACCCACTACGATTTTATTATATGTTTTTGGTTCTAGAATATTTTTATAATCTCCCTCTTCATCCTTATTTGCCACGAATACGAAAATACGCCGTGGTTCTATGCCATACTCTTGAAGAACTTTAAGGGATTTATCACGGAGTGTTTCTGCTCGTTTATAGGAGGGGATGGCAATCACGTAATCTGCTGATCCTGCTTTTCTGGTTTTCATTGCGCTCTATCTAGTATGACTAAAAAAACTAGTTGAGATATAGGAATGGCCAGCGTATTATCTTCACTAGGCCTTACGACTGCGCCACCACCACCTGCTTCGGAATATATAGATCAAAAGGCCGAGGTAGTCAATCTTGCAGACGCAAAGGCGCAGCTTGCAAGTACAACGAGTAGTATTAATCTTGCGCTAAGTACGGCAAAGCTTGTTGGAGTAGATCCAAGCTATACAAAAACGTTAGATGCCCTGAACGAGGAAGCTTCCAATATACAAGTAAGCAACTTAACCTCCGCGCAACTGGCGGCTAAGGGCGAGAGTCTGAATAAAAAACTCGAAGTAGCACAAGCAACTCAAGATTCTATTCGGAAACAACAAGTTATCGATGATTTCACGGCTGTAGCGGCTGACATAAATAGAATGCTTAGGGCTGTAAAGGCGGATAAAACAGTTCCAGCGGAAAATATAAAACAGTATGAAGAACTTGATAAAACAGCTAAAGAAGCTTTGGCAGCTATAAAGGGACCTCCTCCTCCCAAGGGATCAGAAGCTCCAAAATATCCTACATCAGATGAACTACGTTCGTCGCTCGATGATTTAAATACTGCATTAGAGGCCGCGCAAAATAAAGTATTCAACTGGGAACGATTTTGGAAAAATGTGTTTAAGAAGCTTATGTATTTTATGACATTTGTCGCTGTAGTATGGGGGGCTTTACTCGGAGGAATAATTATGTCTAATGCTTATGCGGAAGATCATTTTTGGGGAATAAAGGTATTTTATTTTGTGTATGGCGCCGTGTTTTTCCCTATTTCGTTAGTATATGGGGCAGTTAAAACGCCATTTTGGGTTTCCACATTTATTCCAATAATATCAAGCGTGCCTTATGATCCAGCGAAAGATTTACCAAAAGCGGCTGCTCCCACTGCTCCTGCTGCTCCTGCTGCTCCTGCGGCTCCTACCAATATTCTTAATACAATGCTTTCTGGAAATATTTTAGATCGCTTGAAGGGTATTCCGAAAGTAACTCTTGGAGGTGGTGAATTTGAATATGATCAAGAGGAAGAGGAAGGCGGAGAATTTGAATATGACCAAGAGGAAGGCGGAGAGTTTGAATATGATCAAGAGGGTGGGTTTAGTATGCCCTCATTATCTGGTTTTCTAGATAAAGCAAAGGGTGCGGCATCTAGCTTAGGAACTACAGCAAAAGGAGCGGCGTCTACATTAACAGGTAAAGCAAAAGGGGCGGCGTCTACATTAACAGGTAAAGCAAAAGGGGCGGCGTCTAGCTTAGGAACTACAGCAAAAGGGGCGGCATCTTTCCTTGTAGATAAAGCAAAAGGAGCAGGATCTGGCTTAGGAACTACAGCAAAGGGAGCGGCATCTTTCCTTGTAGATAAAGCAAAAGGAGCAGGATCTGGCTTAGGAACTACCGCAAAGGGAGCAGCATCTTTTCTTGTAGATAAAGCAAAAGGAGCCGCATCTAGCTTAGGAAGTACAGCAAAAGGGGCGGCATCTTTCCTTGTAGATAAAGCAAAAGGAGCAGGATCTGGCTTAGCAACGATAGCAAAAGGGGCGGGGTCTGGCTTAGCAACCATAGGAAAAGGAGCGGGATCTAGCTTAGCAAGGATAGCAAAAGGAGCGGCACCTATGCTGCTAGATAAAGCAAAGGGCGCCGCATCTTCGATAATAAATAAGCCAAAGCCTCCTGTAGCTGGCTCCGCACAATCACCGCCGCCCGCGCCGTTAACGATTCCCACGCAACCCCCTCCTCCGAAACCCACTGGTGGATTTTTCTCGTATACACCTGTAAATCATTCAAACCCTACAGAGGCGGAGATTTCAAGTCGGACTCGTCTGAAAGTGATGTCGATTACAAATTTAATAGTGTTGGTAATATCAGCTGTGTATTATGGTGTAGATATACTTGTTCTGAAAAATCGGGTCTAAAACATGTGGCACATATTATACTAGAATGTCGAGGCAGCAACCACCCGCAAAATCAAAGAACGAAGCGGTAAATTTTCCATTTATTTCTGTTATCACCCCTACTTATAATCGCCGGCGGTTTATCCCGCACTTGATCGCCTGCTACAAGCATCAGGAGTATCCCGCGCATCGCATGGAATGGATCGTGTTCGATGACGGCTCCGATCCCGTAGGAGATCTCTTCAAGGATCTCAATATTCCGAACTTTCGCTATATTTACGAGCCAGAGAAACAGACCATAGGCGCAAAGAGGAATCGTCTGAATAACGAGGCATGTGGAGATATTATTGTAGCGATGGATGACGACGACTACTATCCTCCTGAGCGCGTAAGCACAGTTGTAAAGGCATTCAAACAGCATCCGAAGATTGAGCTCGCGGGTGCCTCGGAAGTTTACATGTATTATTCGGACAACGAGGAAGTCTATAAGCTCGGACCCTATAACCAGAATCACGCCACAAACGGAACGATGGCGTGGAGGCGCTCCTACGCACTTACCCATGTATACGATGAAACCGTGACACATGCCGAAGAAAAATCTTTCTTAGATGAATATACTCATCCGATGATTCAACTACCTCCTATGAAAGTGATGCTGGTAATGAGCCACTCAGAAAATACTTTCGATAAGCGAAAAATGCGCGAAAATCCGAATCCGCTCGTGAAAAAAACTTCCATGAAACTCCGTGATTTTATTCGTCAAAAACCTCTGCGTGATTTTTTCAAGAATGCATAGTGTCTTCTTTGCTCAAAATAAGCATCCCCCTTACGGGCTGCTTAATTTAGGCACAACACAGTAGGCTTTAAGAAGACCTCTTATTTCTCCACAGAAATGACATACTATACGAACTACAACCTACGTGTATTCAATCTTATGGGAGACATTTATAAGAATGCTCTCACCGAGGAGGCCCCGTGCGTCGATGTCCCCGCGAATAGCCTGAAGGTCACACTTCGCTCGCACCAGCAGGCAGCCCTATATGCGATGGAGAGCAAAGAACGCCAGCTTCTGAATGGTATGGACTGTTCTGGTGAGACGCTGTATTCATCCTATGGAGTGCTCGGTGATTCCGTAGGCGTGGGGAAATCGCTGATGGTTCTTGGACATATTGCGCGTCTAGCAGCGATTCCACGGCTAAATGGGGTCGCCAGTATGGGGAAAGATAGTAGCAATAAAGTATTCAGTATTAAATACAATGAGTTCTCAGATCTGAGCGAGGCGAATGCGCTTGTTATTGTTCCGCATACTCTTTTTCGTCAATGGGCAGACTACATTAAGAAACAGACAAATCTGAAGGGCATGCTTCTGGATAAAAAGAAGTGTATTGAGAATGAGAACTTCAAGCGCGATATTATGGCAGCAGACGTTGTTCTTGTGAGTAATACCCTCTATAAAGATTTCAGTAAGTGGCAAAATGAAAATAGTATTCGGTGGAGGCGCGTCTTTATAGATGAGGCCGATACAATTCATTTAGTGAACGGTTATCCGCGACCCGATGCGCGTTTTACATGGTTTGTAACGGCCTCGTGGATGAATATATTATTTCCTAATGAGACACTTTGTATTCAGAAAACAACGGTCATACAACACATTTTTTCAGAACACGCGCAGTTCGCCTTTCTTAAACCACATTTCGATGAAGTATATCGCTCTATTCGGCCATATGATTACATGCGGTTTTCCATGACTTCGCATAACTTCTTCAGGGATTTTGTCAACTCGCAGCACCGACTGCGTGGAAACCTTGTTCTTCGTTGCTCCGATAGCTTCATTCAGAACTCCATTTCCTTGCCACCGCTTTATAGGACAAATATCGAGTGCAGGACACCTCTCACGCAATATATTGTTTCGCAGGCGATCCCCGCGGAAGTGCAGCAGCTACTGCACGGGGGTGATACCGCAGGGGCGATGAATGCGCTCGGTATGAAGTCGGAAGATACGACGAGCCTTATTGATGCGGTTACGAAGAATCTTAAGAAGGAACTGGTGAAGCTGAAGGCTACATATGAATACAAGGCTGGGTTGGAATATCATACGCCGCAGGCAAAGGAAACCGCCCTGAAAGCTCTACAAGACAAGATTAAACAGAAAGATGATGCGATCAAAGGGATTCAAGAACGCATTGAGGGTTATAAACAGGAGATCTGTCCGATATGCTACGATGAGCCCGCGGAAGCTGTTATCACACCGTGCTGTTCGCGCATTTTTTGCGGCCAGTGTATTCTGAACTGTCTTACTCGCAATGCTTCGTGCCCCATGTGTCGCACAACGATTCAGATGAAGCAGCTTACGAAAGTGATAAGTGAAAAAGAGGAAACGACGATTGTTGATGGAGGGACGCCCGAAGATCTGCTGGAAAAGAAGCCTGAGACGCTTATTCGCTTGTTTAAGGAAAACCCCGAGGGGCGTTTCCTGGTATTCAGTCGCTACGATAATCCTTTCACTGCTATGGAGTCTAGCATCGAGTCGCTCGGCGTGAAGGTCAAGCAGCTAAAGGGGAACAAGGATGCTATTGCGGCCACGCTGCGTGCATTTCAGACTGGTGATCTGCGTTGCCTCTTGTTGAACTCGCATTATGCGGGAGCGGGGCTGAATATAACGGCGGCGACACATGTGGTTCTGTTCCACGCGATGACACACGAAGAAGAGAAACAGATTTTGGGACGGGCATATCGTATGGGTAGGACGGAGCCCCTACATTTTATCCGGCTGTTACACTCCGATGAGATGCCGACAACGAACTAACGTTCGTTTACCAGCATCATGGCTTAGCGCCGAGATGCCGACAACGAACTAACGTTCGTTTACCAGCATCATGGCTTAGCCCCGAGATGCCGACAACGAACTAACGTTCGTTTGCCAGCATCATGGCTTACCCTTCGGGTTCGCGAGACCCCAACGGCAAACTAAGCGTTGTCAACCCCCTTGATATTCTTATTGAACTGTTCCAAGCTTACAGCTTCATATCGCCGCACTTTGTCCGGGCGCAGAGATCCACCTTGAATCTCCGCGAACGCATACATCGGCGCCAACCGCACAGGTATATCACGCGACTCTGCGATTTCACACAGGAGTTTCCAGGCATTAAACATGGCCGACTGTTTTGTCAGAACCGGTGTATAACGAAAATCATCGGCCGTAAGCTGCGTGCCCCCCGCAGGTATAGCAGCCTCTTGTGCCAGCCGCAAGCTAATAATCTTCAGTTTCAGCTTTAAAGATAACGGGAGAATCGTCCAGCATTGGTAAAAAAACGCCCAGAAATCCCCCTGGTCTGATACTTTGTAGGCGTTGAAGAGACTAAGATACATATTCCATGCCTCGTGCGTATTACCCTTTGAAGCCTCAATGCGTTCCGGTATATTTTCCAGGCTAATAAGGCTCGCAAGATTACCTTCATTGTTCTCAATATCAAAATCTACCATCGGATCCCATTCTCCCCATAGAGTCCACCAGGCAACCGGCATAACACCGTCTGGAATGTCTGTATTCTGCTCCGGGTGTTCGAGACCCGACATCTGGCGCTGTAGCATGCGAAGGTCTCCATTGAAACTCTCGGGTGGATCTTTCCCTAGCCACTCACGAATACGATCTGTTGCAACTGGCTCCACTTTGAATGTGAGGCAAAGTTTTGCTATTTGCTGTAGGGTGCGTGTATCGAGGGAGTTGCTGATGAGAACTAGCGGGCGACCATCTTTAGCCTCTTTTGATTTAAGATATGCGTGTAGCTCATTGAGGCCACCGCGCTCTCCATTGCTTAGACCATCGATCTCATCCAATAGAACACCTATACCGCCTTTCTTTCCAGATTCAATCATCTGGACAATCCCCCCCTCGCGAAGAAGAGGAAGGATCGTCTTACGAAAAGAAGTTCCAGAGCGGGTATGGCTGGCATTGAACTCTACCGTTTTCAAGCCAGCTGCACTGAACACGCGATGCGCAAGAGTTGTTTTCCCAATACCAGGTGGCCCGAGAAGAAGAACTGCCGGTTGTCTCCTGTTTTCCAGCCATTCACTGATTTTCTGCTCAATAGATGGGTGGAGATTTATGGTAGGGGTCTTTACCATCTATGATGATGAAGGAGGAAGCTTTAAGAGGAAGATTTGTTGGGAACGGGGGGGTCTACTTGCATACACACGGCGCCGTCCCAGACGCCCTCCCATGTCACTTTCTTGAGCTTGGCTTGATCACATAGACGGGCAATTCTGTCGGCACCAGATGTATTCAGAAACAGATGGAACAGGTATTTCTCGTCCGTTTGTGTCGCACTCGACCACACAGACATTCCACCGGCCTTTGCGACACCGATAGTATCAACACATACCTGTTCCCCATTGATTTCGTAGAGGGTTAGAAAGTCGGGGCAATAGTTTATAACAGGCGGCCACGAGCCAGTCGGTATAATCTGCGAGCCGGGTGCTGGAAACCATCTCATCCCGAAGTAAACACTCGCCAGAAGAAGGCCAAAGAACATAATGCCTGCTATGATCTCTTGGCCACTGGAGTAAAAATAGAATGTGCCGCCTGTTATCCCTATACAACTTATGAACACGTATAACCAGAACGAATAGTTCATCTCTATCGGGTGTTGATATTAGTCGCGTGTTAAACAGTTCAATACTTCTTTGAAGGATTGAATTGTTTTTGTTGAACTATAAAAATTATTTTGACTCCAGGTTGAAAAGGCAGGATGCCTTTTAACGGCCATAGCGCGCCACGGGCGCGGGCACACCGTTACCCTCGAAGCCCAGCTCGATGTAGCCGGTGAAGTAGTCCTGGCCCACCGCACCCGCCGCCGTGCCCGCCGCACCGCCCACGCCGAAGGTGGACAGTGTGGAGTTAGAGCCGCTCAGACCCGTAGTCACCAGCTGCACCTTGCGGAAGGTGCGCAGAGAGGACACCACCGTGCGGCCCATGTCCTTCAGGAGGCCCGCACCGGCCTGGAGGGAGGACAGGGACTTGCCCGCACCGAAGTAGGCCCAGGACGCCGTAGAGAAAGAGCCGCCCAGCACGCCCGTGTTGCCAGAAGGCTCAGCCGTGCGCCCGTACACCAGCCCAGTCAGGGACGCAACCGGGATAAAAAAGCCAGCGTCGTTGTCGTGCTGCTTGAAACCAGAGGCGCTCATTTGTATATCCCGGATTTAGAAATAATTTTGGCAGTTGGATGGGTTGCCGGTAGGCTGAAGTTTCCTGTGCCGTGGTACTAGAGATGGCCGATAGAGGAGTCGCCCCGCCGGATTTCATTCTTCCTCAAACAGCGAATGCGCCTGCCGGACAAAATGGACGCGTGGCCTTTAGTGGAACGGACTTCTCGGATAGGAATGCCGGCCTTCCCGGATTTGCTACACAGACAGGTGTCGAGGCCGATTTTCAGACAGATATGCTCCGGGGGAACTGGGAAGTGACGCCGGTGAGCACCGCATTCTTTTCCGTAGATAATGCGAAGCGCCTGCAGCATATGATCCGTAAGGGCGTATACGACCGGAGCCAGCCGAAGGGCTACGTTATCGATGATCAGTCTAGCGACGAGTTGAAAATTATCATGCGCGCCATATATTATCAATATGCCCGGAATATAGCCGCCGATATCAAATCACAGGTGGACGATTTGAACCGTAAGGTTGTGGACTGGTCTGTGCCTCATATACTCTCCGCCGTAGATCACTACTTTTACTACCTCAAGGACATCAGCCAGCTGCCGGTGCCTCTTGCGCAACCGCAGCATTTGAGCCGTGCCGGAACAAAATCCCTGCCGATGAACCCGTTCATGTAAGCCAGGGCCAAGGCGCGGCAAATCCCTTTTGAGCTGCTCACCACCCTCAATAGGATGATATTCGGCAAGGCCCAGGTCAACGGTCGGGGAAGAAACCCACCGTCGACAGAGGACCGGATATGTTACAGAAATCTCATGGAACAGTGTGATTTATTCGCAGTGTTTGATGGACATTCGGGTGCCGGTGTTGTTCGCTACACCGTGGAGTATCTTCCCCACCGGATTGAGGAGGCCCTCAAATCTGCCGGACCGGATATTCTCAAAAATGTAAAGAGCATCCGGGAAATTCTGAAGCGGGTGTTTATTGAACACGATAAAGATTTGGCGAAGAACTTTGACAAAATCGGTGATTCCGGATCTACGGCGACCGTAGCTATTGTGACCCCCACACACGTTATCGTTGCCTATATCGGGGATTCCCCGTGCTTCCTTATGGATCCCGCCACAGGCCTGATTCTTCCGGGTGGCGAGATGGGGAAACACGAACCGACTCTCGCCGCCGAAAACGCCCGGATTAAGCGTGCCGGTGGCACCGTTGAGATCGATGAAATGGGAGTGGCTCGGGTCGATGGCCTCATGGTCAGTCGCGCATTTGGAGATTTCAGTTTGAAGTATCAAGACATGTCGAGGCCTCCGTATGGGTCAGATTGGACCGAAATGAAAGTTACAGCCCACCCGGATATTGTTGTATGGGACCGACCTAACTCAGGACTTTTGGCACTGATGTCGGATGGACTCGTAGAGACGGAAACAACGACACTGAAACCTCTGCCGCAAGTAGCGGCCGAAGTTTTCAAGGCTCTAAAGGATAATAGAATGGATCTGCCGAGGACTGCGGGGGCGGCTGTGAAAGCACACGTTATGGAATCGATCAAGGCATCTGGTGGTGGGAGTTATGATGGCGATGACCTTTCTATTATGCTGGTCGACGTGGGGCGGGCGGCGGTTGTTTCCACCACACAGACAGGAGGAGTGGCACAAGTAAAACAGGCGGTTGCCGTGATGACAGCGAAGCCGAAATCTCGGAAAATGAAGGGGAATAAGAAGGCAAAGACGATGAAGACGAACCGGATTATCAAAATGTTCACCGTAAACTGAGGTCTAAAGCTGGGGCGAGACTATAGGATAGGAGCCGCGATCTATAGTTTATGGTTTGCGGCTCCTGTAACTCAGTTGGTAGAGTGTGGTGCTTATACAGTTGTTGTATACATATGGCACGCCAAAGTCGCGGGTTCGACCCCCGCCAGGAGCATTTTTTCGTGCGGCTTTTAGATGCACGAAAAATGGTCGAATATGATATGGAGATTGTACCAACCATATTTGGCATATGACTTTACGAGATTCTATAGTTGTCCACCCTGGGTTTGATAATAAAAAAATAAATAATAAACAAGAGAAATGGAATACAGATTAAAGCAACGGCCCACATAGGAAATCCGTCGTCTGAGGGGCTATTTTGCCCCCCCTGTTCCCTATTTCGCGTATTCCCTGTACTTATTACTTGAACATTCGGGCCAAAAAATGACTCGCGCCGCCTGGTGAGATAAAAGAGTAGTGTACATGCCAAAATATATATTAGTAAAACTCCGAAGTGCCTCATTCTAGATTACAGATGCGATTTTGCCTTCGGCTTCACTTTGAAGGCCTTCGCGGCCTTTCGCCCCTTCCCTTCCAACGCAGCCTCGCGCTCGACGCGCATCTTCTTCCATGCGGCATCAAATTCGCCCAGATCCGACAGCCACATGGCAGCTGCGGTAGTGCTCTCCAGCGCAGCAAGAGCCGCCTTTGCAGCGAGCACGGCCCGCTGATGCTCCTCCACCGCCGCTGCCTTGACGCGGTCCATGCGCAGCCGCAGCAGATAGTCATACGCATCCACGTTCGTCGCAGCGCGATCCGCAGAAAGCGCCGGCAGCTCGTGCGCAATCATTGCCGCCACGATATCCTCGTCGGACGCACGACGCAAGTCAATGGTGCCGTCGAGCACTGCCTGGAGGAAGCGTGCCTTTGCATCCGCCTCGAT